GTAGTCAAAGCCTGCAAAATCATTTCTTTTTGACTTAGGAACTTTCAGTTCGTTCTGTAATATTACTAACTTTTTCATGGTGCTAAAGTATTACAATTAAATGATATAACCTACTTTCCTGTCAATATTTTCCAACTCAACTCCGATTACAAATTCATCTGGCTTAGTTATCCTGACATCGAGCATCTTAGTGTTGTTGTTCGCTCGTTGGTAGTACCTCATGTACCCATGTCCAGGAAACTCTATCTTCTCTACAGACTCCTTTCTGAACTCGTTCTTTATCTTGTTCTCAAGTTCTCGCTTCTCCTTTTCAAGGTGCTTGATCATTGCCTTAACTGTCTGAAGTCTTTGGGTCTTATCGAGCAGGTCTTCGTTACCCATCATTACCTCCTGTTCCACTTCGTGGGTGTCGGACAGGAATGTTGAGTAGTGTTCGTTATCGTCAGGCTCAGGTTCAAGCTGCTGGATCACGCCCATCCAGTGTTCATATTCTTCGTAGTTCTCTTCCTCCTTTGCTTGTTCAGCTTTGATTAGGGCTTGTCTGCCCTGAAGAACCCTACTCCAAAAATCGAATGTACGCTCCTCTATCATCTCCACGATAGACTCGTTCCTGTGTATTGGGAAAACCTTGAAGTTCCTACCATCAATAAGCATGGCTATCTCAGCGTAGTCAGTTTCCATTATCATCATCTGCTGATGGACCTGTATTATGTACATGTCAGGAACACCATCGTATTTCTTATACACGAAACCATTCATAGTCTTAATTTCCAACGGACAGTTGTTTGTTGTTACCTCGTTAGAAATCGTTCCGTCATCATTTAATTTCCGTGAACCTTTAACGATCATCCTGTCTATGTTGCAGTACAGGTGAGGGTACTTTGGGTTCTGAATGAATCCAACAAGACTACGTGCCTGACGTATGATCCTTCCAGTCTCAAAGTTCTCCATATACCCATCCTCTGTTCCGTCATAGTGACGCCAAAGGTTAGCAACGTATTCCTCTTGGTGTATTCCGTGAAAGGCTGGAGCAGACATTGACCTATCGGGTTCCATAGTGCCAACCTTCTCGTGGAATAACTGCATGGGAGTTGGTTTGTGAGGACTAAGACCACACACTATGGCCGCAGATGACGCTCCTAAACCGTTTTTTCGATTCTCGTACCATTCTTCTGTGCGGTCAGGTATCCGCTTCACCCAACTTTTCTTCATTACTTTTCTTGTTTTTTCTTTGCTAAATTAAATGATTAAACCGCAACTTATTTACTTTCTGCGTACCGCCATTTAAAACCACCCGCTGTTTTTTGCTTGCCGCTACAAGCGGCCCAAATGCACGATTGTTTTATACCTGTTTCTCTTGCTGCGTGATTCATTGAATAGTATGAGTCCAACTCAACCCCTATTAAGTTGCATTTAATGACAGTTTTACTTCCCTTGTTATTAATGCCATTTACCCTATCTAAATCTCCCTTTTTTTGATTCTCTCTCCAAGTAACCACCCTGATATTATCAAAAGAGTAACCCTTATAGTCATCTAATCGGTCACAAGATGGAGCGAATTCTTTCTTAAATCCGCCTTCCTTCCATTCATTAAAGAGTTTTATGTAGTCTTCGTTACTCAACATCCACTCAATAAACTCCCGCTTTGTGTATGTTGGAGGATGATGCCTCCTAAGTTTACTGGTTCTTTTTTGATTTGCATATATCTGAAGACACTTTCCTCTTAGTGTTCTTACACGTTTTTTATAGAGTTCAGCACAGCACTTTTTACAGTAATGGGCTATTCCGTCTTTACGTGATTTATTTTCATGAAACTCATCAATAGGCTTTACTTCTTCGCAACTTGCACATTTCTTCATAACAAAAATACCCCCAGAACCAAGAAGGCATACCCTACTTGCTCGGACGAGCTATCGGCATCTTGGAACTGGAGGATTTTTAATAAATTTCATTTTAGTAAGGTATGCACTTACAAAGATATAAATTAAAACGGAACTTCGCCTAAGTTATCATCATTGTACGGAAGCCTTGCTTGTTCCATTGCATTAGAAAATCCAGACTCAGGAACAACATAAGCGGTCTTTTCTTCATTGAATGGAGTATAATCCCCATCATAAAATCTACGTTCAAAGATATCATATGTCAGAATACATTCACCAGTGTTACCGTTAATATTCTTCTTCTTGATCTTCTTGGAGAAAAACTGAGATGTTGTGTCAGATGGATTTGAATTGTAGTATGGTCGGTGGAACAGAAGTAAGTTATCTGTTTTATTCAGCGTAATAGCACCACCTGCAATATTATACACGCCAGGCGGTCTGTAATCCCCTGTTCGTTCGTCTCTTGATAATGACGAATTGGGATGCATAACGATCAGCATGTAGATATTGTTCTCAAGTGTGAACTTCTTCTGTATCCTGAAGAACTCTTGAAGATATTGATCATCTCTTACGTTTGAACTAAAATCCCTTACCAATGCGTTGAATGGATCTATCAGACACCCATCCACATTCTCCTTCACCATCAATTCTACGAATTTTCTATTTATGTACTCTTGGGTAGGTGCTTTTTCGTCAGGATAGATGAAGAAGAAATGCTTGTTTATCTTTTCAGCCGCCTTCCTGTATTCATCTTCAGACATCTGATTCTTGTGGTGCTTATGTACACTCTTGCCAACAAGTGTATGTATAAGCTGGTTGTAGAAAGATACTGGAGGATAATTCTCTGGAGAAAAGATAGCCCACTTGTAACCATCACGGATGGACTTGATCAGCATGAGCTGTAGCATCATCTCGGTCTTACCAAAATTAGCTATTCCGAACATAACAGTTATCTCGCCTCTACACCATCTCCATCTATCGTCAATGCATGGAAAGTAAGTTGTTTCACCCTCTGTATCTCCTGAATGGAATGATGACAACATCTCAGGCATGATATCATTCAGGTATATAACATCCTCAAGCGGTCCCTCAAGGTTCTCAAGCTCCTCTTCTATACTTTCCTTGGTAACAGTGCTGATAAGGTGATCATCCTCGGTGAACTGTGCTGTACCGAAGTCAGAAGCATAGTTCCTGTAAACGGAATTGAGTATCACATCCAACTCCTTTACGTGAAAGCTACCACCGCAGAAGTCGTTGATCATGACATCCCTTACCTCATCCTTGCCTAATCCGAACCTCAGACATCCACAAGTAAGTTTGAATACAAAGTTGTTACGGTTACCCTCAAAGAATCCTTCACCCTTGTTGACCATCCACTTCTTGAGTCTTTCGTAAACGGTGTTCTGAGTTGTGTTTACGACAGGAACAGCGTCATACGTTTTGACAATGAACCTGTCATACACTTCCCACTTACGGGCAATGTAAATGTTCGGGTCGTATGATTCAAAGCAAACCCTACTGAGATTCCTTCCAGATGGATCAAGGTCTTTGAAGTCTTCAAGCAGTGCGTCAAAATGTTCAAGATGTCTGTTAGGCTCGGCAACTTCTACCAATGCCTTCACACCGTTACCACTTGGAGAAACCCAACATGAAACGACATACTTGTTCTTTTTCAGTTCAGCTATCTTGTCCTTGATGTTACACTTATCAAAATCCAAGCATATCAGCCCAGTGTATGAGATGATGTTGTTGTCGTTCCTGGACTTGAACACACCAGAGAACAGTGGCGATGGAAGTGACTTCTTAACACTATCACGCTCCTTTCCATGAGGAAGCCTTCTTACATGCTCCACCTTATCCCTGCTCTTGCCTTTCTTGATGCGACTGAGAGCCTGACCTACAGTTATCACATGATTGGAGTCCACATCGAACAGACTCTCATAAATACTTATTTCTCTTTCAAACAGTTTTTTCATTACTTCCTTGTTTTCCAAGCATTACCGTGAACCTCGTACTGTACTCTTGCATTCATAACTTTCCTGACATACTCATCAGCTTCTCCCCTAAGTTCTGCCTCATGCATTGATGTAAATGAAAGGTCTCGGACAATTTCATAAGCCTCAGACATTGGGACAAACCTCCAACCGTGCTCAAGGTCACCAGCAGTATCATCAGCAACCTTGTTCTCTTCTTTAAACCAAACACCCCTCATCTTCTGCTTCCAACTCCTAACTTCATTCCCTTTACTGTCTCTCCAATATATCTGCCCTGGCTCCGTTCCTGCCTCATAATATTCAAACGCTGCTACTGCTGCTTTCTCACTATATCCGTTCTTTACAAAATAATCTATGACTAAATCTATAGTTGGACGCTTATTATTTTTACATACACCTTTAGGAGTATCTGTTGGTGGAGCATCTAAGGCATCAACATTATCTGAACTTTCAGTAGGTGAGTCTGTATTATTATATTCTTTAATTTCATTTTCTTTACTATCCTTTACTTTACTTTGTGGGTTTTTGACGCCTTTACGCTCCGTAAACCCCTTAATGTTCCGCCCTAAACCCTTCAATACGCTGATTAAAGTCTCCTTATTCATGCAATTGTTGCTCCTTTTTCGGTAAGCATCCTCGATACTATCATTAAATTTTTGACACCAAATGACCTTTTGTTGATTCCAAAGCTCATCGTCAAGTTCTCCAAGTTTTACAACCGCTTCGATTATCTCAATTAGTTTTTCATCCGACACCCTACACTTGGCTGAAAGAAACATTAAATTGCTTTCATCTTGTAGGTCAATCCAGTGGTCATCGGTCTTTGCTAAAGTTTCAAGTATCTTAAACCATACAGCATACCCATCGTTTCCGAACTTACTTTCTATGATAAACATCTTTTTACCGTCTGAAATGTAGTGAGGAAAGTAGTCTACGTTATTTCTTTGTGGTCGTGCCATTTAAAAAAAGAGTTAGGGGTTGGTGTTGACGCACCCCGCACCGATTGCGCCCGAACGGACACCACTTTGCAATCAGATTGTTTTAACCCCGTAAGAATAAGCTTCATTAGTGGTTTTTAAAGCATCGCCTTGTCATCAGCGACACACAAATATACAAATTATTTCAACAGATCATCTATCTGATTCTGAATATCCACCTCAACCATGAATCTTGAAGACTCTATTACCATCTTCATTGTCTCCAGCATGGTTATAGCAGAATCTTTCATGTCATCACTTGCCTCTTTTTGCTCGGATGATGTTGCCGCCAGAGCAGATGAAAGCCCTAGGAATATCATCTTCAGTGGCGTTCCATTAAAGTGTTCAGATACTCCCATGAGCATCATTCCGTTAACTGTCTGTGTAAGGATTTCGTCTATTTCTTCTTCTTTCATTGTTCCTGTCTTTAAATTAATGTCATTGAATACACCATCCCTCCTGTAAGTAACCAGGAAAGGAAGATAATGAGTGTTCCGTACTTCTTGGCCTGAAGTGTTCCCTTCTTAGCCTGATGGTTGCAGAGAATTATTGGTTGTTTCATTGTCCTGTTATTTTAAGAAATTTACTGCGTTTAGCTACAACACGTTAGGCGTAATGCTTCAACACTTCTTCAATAATGCCAATAGCATAACCTTCTTCATTGGGGTCAGCTTGCGTTTTCATGTCGTGGTAATCATTGAGTTCATACACTATCTTATCTACTAACTCTTGGTCTTTTGGTAAATGCAAGGCACTACGCCTAATATCATCTAAATCAACAGATTTAACTTGTTGCTTGTGGTATTTCTCAGCAAACTCAATCACCGCATTCCATAATCTACCTTCTTCTTTGATTAAATCGTTAACCCTTCTGTCGTGTAGTACTTTTTGCAATAAATCTTCTATAATCATCCTATTTGTTTTGTGGGTGTCTACCCGTTAAATCCGATTGTTTAGCTGTGGCCGTTGTGATTCAATAATGACACATTAATCCCAAATCAACCCGTTAGTGTATCACTTTTGATTAACAATCTATCTTATGAAGTGTAACCTCTGTTCCGTCCTCGTTTGTTTTAATTATTGATTTAATTTCAGGAACATTGTCATGAACATGTCATCTTTCACCTCCATTAGCTGTAATGCTCTGTTTCTTGATGACCTTATAGTGCCCCTGTCTCTACCTCCCATTACCCTTCCTATCACGTTGAACATCTTATCGCTTGAACCATACTTCTCTGTAAGATTGTATGATACGATACACCTCGCTGTCGATATGAACTCGTTACCCCTGGTGAAACCTACCAAGTTAAAAGAAGATACATTCAGTTTTTTACACATGTCAATGATGTCATTCTCAATGCTTTCGTGATATTTCTCAAACAGCACATCAGCACTATCATAGTATGACTCACCGATACTTGAAGCATAATAGGCATCAGCATACTCCTCAGCAA